ATGGGAAACCAGACGACAATCAACGTGGACGACTTCGGCGCTCCTTCCCGGGCCGCAATCCCCACCATCGAGAACCGGACGATTCCGGCGGAATCGGCCACGGAGACCTTGCTGAAGACGATTGCGGTGGACGGCCGCGTGACCCTCCCCATCGACGTCGAGGCGGTGATCAAAGCCCTCGGTCTCCAGATGGAATCGCTGCCCCTTACCCCGACCACGGATGGCCTATTGGTGAAACCGTCCCCAAACGAGCCGTTCAAGGCCGTGGTCAACAATGCGTCGCACGAGCATCGCAGGCGATTCACCTACGCGCATGAGATAGGCCACTTCGTTCACAAATACCAGGACTACCCCGAAGACGAAAAGACCGGTCTTGTGGAGCGCCGCGACGAACTCTCGTCAAAAGGCATCGACCCGGAGGAGATCTGGGCGAACCGATTCGCCGCTGCACTGCTCATGCCCGCATCCATCGTCCGTCATTGCTGGGGCGAAGGACGCACCCGTGACGAACTCGCCGACATGTTCAACGTGTCGCGTCGCGCCATGGACCTACGCATCGCGACTCTGGGACTCGAATGACGGACGCCATGCAATCAGGGCAAAGCGAGGATGTGACAGCTCTCAGCATGTATGCCGCAGCTGCATCAGCCCATCGCGAATCCATACTCGCCGATGCCGTGGAGCCTCCGACGGGCGGCATGTCCATCGACGGCTCCGCAGATGAAGCCACATCCTCAGCAGCGGAATACAACGCGCAGCGTCGCGAATCCGCCCATCTCAGAAAACTCGACGCAAAGAACCAGCGCCGCGAACAGGAGAACCAGCTTCGCGTCACCATTGCCCAGCGCATCATCGACTTTGTCGCGGGGCAGCTCGTCCTCACCAACATGCTTGCATGGCTCTATGCCCTTGTCATGCTTGCCCGCCATGACCCCATACCATCCGAAGTCATCATCGCATGGCTCAGCTCCACCATCGTCGAGATCATCGGACTTCTCTGGGTCATGGCCCGAAGCCTGTTCCCGTTCCGAGACAGGCACCGCGATAACGACGCGGAAAAACACGACAGATAAACGCACAAGACCGCCCCGGCGCTCGCAGGAGAGCGCCGGGACGACTCTCGACGCGATCGGCTGTAGGATATGAGCATGTTCTCCACGAAGAGTAAACCCGCCCCCATGAGGACCGCCCCCAGCGACGTCACGTCCATGGAGGTGTACTTCTCCGGCCCGGCCGTCGACGCCCACTCCATGAGCGTACGGGACCTCGCGCCGGCACTGCTCGGACTATCGGACGCGATAGACCGCTACCGGGAACTCTCCTGCCCCTTCGTGGATCTCGACTTCAGGATCACCGCCACCCGCGCCGGATCGTTCGACGTCGTACTCCAGCTGCTCGGCACCCTCACCAACCTCGTGCAGGGCGCCAACCCCGCCGACGTGGTCCAACTCGCATCGGGCTTCATGGACGTCATCAAAATCCTGACGACCCGCTTCCGACAGACCGGGGACGTCAAACCCGGGCCGAGCGAAACCATCCGACAGACCGGCACCAGAGTCCGCATGGAATGGGGATCCTTCCACCTCGACGTCGACCACAACGCCTACATCGCATCCCGCGACGGAAAGATCATCAACAGCATCGGAGCCGCCTCCCAGCCGGCAACCCTGGACGGCTACGACCCCGTCCGATTCATCCACCGCGACTCCGACCGCCAGGAAGAGATCGACGCACGAGCCTCCACCGCCATGAGCGACCTCAACCTGTCCGACCAGCCGATCGCCCCCTCCACCGAAACCACGACACTACAGATCGACACCATCCAAACCCGCTCCGCCAAATGGAAATTCCGCAAAGGAGACGAAACATTCTGGTGCGAGATCCAAGACCAGAACTTCCTCAACCGCTGGCGAAACCACCAGGAACCATTCTTCAACGACGACCTACTGCGAGTCGACCTCGAAACCGACCAATACATCAGAGACGGCCAACTCAGAACCGGCGACCGACGCATCACCAAAGTCCACGAACACATCCCCATCGAACCCCAACCCACACTCGACCTCTAACACACCACCAACACAAAACCGCCCCGGCGCTCGCTGACGAACGTCCGGGGCGGTTCTGTTCGGGTGGATGGCTATGCGTCCTGCAGGGCGCTGACGCGTTGGGGGCTGACGCCGGTGACGGCGGCGACGTCGCGCACGGTGAGGCCTTCGCCGCGCAGTGCGGCCACGGTGGTGCGGGCGAGACGGGACGCCTCGTCCTGGGCCTTGCGGGCCGCTTCGCGTTTGACGAGCAGGTCGTCGACCATGCGGCGGGTGGCTTCGTCGAGCTGCGGGTCGATGGTAATGGCGTCGATCTGCACGTCGAGCATGTCGGCGGCGTCGCGTACCTGTTCCTCGACCTGGTCGAGGCGGCGGGCCTGGGTGAACAGGCCGGGGATTTCGGGCACTTCGACGGCCCACCAGCCGCCGTCGCGGGTGCAGACGGCGGTGGCGTTGGCGATCGTGGTCATGGTCACATGTTCCTTTCGATGTAGCGCAGGATTCCCTTGGCGGTGAGCTCGTTGACCTCGCCGTGGCGCGGGATGGTGGTCTTGGCGTTGCCGACGGTGACCTTGCTGTGGTTGCCGCCTTCCTCCCAGATGTCCGTGAGGCCGTTGTCCCTGGCGATCTGGTGTATGCGTTTTTCGAGGTCTTTTCTCTTCATGGTTATAGTCTATACCCATTTACTAAGTCAAGTCAAGTAGTGTTGACTAAAATGATGGGCCAATGCGGTTTCTTCATGACGTATCCGTCTTTCTTCTTCTCATGCCGCACGGTCGTGCAGCAAATCCCTGTATGCGTTGATGACCCATGTCAACAGGTCGCTTTCCCTGGCGATCCATGCGGGGTCGTCGTTGATCTGCTCCAGTGTGGCGTATTCGATGGGGCTGACCAGTATCTTCGCCGCGTCCATGTCGGCTCGGCGTTCGACCCATGCGTCGGTGTGGCAGCCGAGGTCGTGGTGGCGGGCGTGGCTGATTTCGTGGGCGAGGACGCATCGGCGTTGGACGGGGGAGAGTCTGGATGAGAGGTAGATGATGCCGTTGGTGTCGTCCCAGCAGCCGAGCATGCCTTGGGGGAGTGGTTGTTCTCGGATATCTTGGGCCCAGTCGAGGGCGAGGAGCTCCAGGGCGTCGTCGCTCACGGGAGTTCCTCGTAGGCTTCCTGCTCGGCGTCGATGTCTCCGTGTTTCGCGGCCATGGCCAGCCAATCCGGCTCCGACGACACCATATCCTCGACCTGGACCCCAGCCTGCTCGACAGTCCTCATGACACGCTCCAACACCCGAGACGGGCGCTCGCCGAAGAGCAGGCACAACGAGGTGAATTCCTGAAGGGTGGGTGTTCCATTCTTCTGTTTCAGAAGATCTGAGATGCGGTTGAACTTTATACCTGTTTCATCCGCCATTTTTCGGAGCGCCGGCGTACCGGATATCTCCCTGAGCTGAGAGATGTAATTCATCGCGGCGACGTCGAGGTCGCTCCATGTTCTTCCTTCGCGTGGCATAGGTCAAGGATATTTGTATGAATGTTGCGACACGCCGACGATTCGCATTGACGGAATGTATGAATGCTCATACTATGAGGACCATGATTGAAAGTTCATACAAACAGTTCGGTGCTGATATCGCCGCTTCTAGCATTCGGCAGCTCCGTCGAGCGGCTGGTGCCGACGAAGTCTCTAAGACCGAGCTCGCTGGTCGTGTTGGGATGAGTCGTCAGACCATGTCCGCACACCTCAACCACGGCGACATGAGGCTCAGTGAATTCATCGCCGCGTCCCTCGCCCTCAACCGACGTCCCAGTGATTTGATGGCCGCCGCCGAGGATGCCATCGGCATCTCGCCCACCCCGGCGCTCGCCGATGCGATGCGCCAGACAGAACAGGAGAACCAACCATGAACCTGCAGAAGACCATCGTCGTCCTGACGACCATCGGGACCATCCTCCTATGCGCCGGCGTCGCAATCGCCGCCGCGGTGACCGACGCGGCCGAATACCACAAGGCGGACAGGCTCGCCAACATGCTCAGGAGACTGCATGATCAAGATGGAGGCGTGCGATGAGCGTGTTCTTCTTCGACCGCGACGGGCGGGTCGAAATCATTCCCAGTCTTCCCGATCCTCCGGTCCGCCGGACTGCGCGTCAGGGGCCGTCCACGGGTCCAGATCGTCAAGGTCGAATCCGAGGACTCCTGAAACGAATCGCTCGTACGAGTACCCGTACTCCAGCGCCGTCCGTTCGAGATGGAGGCGAGCCAGCATTCGTTCTTGGTGCAGGAGCGGACGCCTTCCTGGCAGTCGATACGGAAGAGCGACGCGTGTTGATCTGCGACCCCGTTTCAGGCGGGTGGGTGACTCTTTCCAGTCCAGCCGGACTGCGGGCCTGTCGACGTCTGCCGTGGAGGTCGGGAGAATGATCGCCTCGAAGCTCTCGCCCGACTCCAGCCTTCCGACGCTGTCGACGATCCGGACGTCGCCGCCGCTCCCGTCGAACAGGCATACATCGCACGAACCGTCGACCCCCTCGACCGTCACCGCGTACGCGGTCCCGTCGCCCTCGTTGCGCCAGCGGACGACCAGCATCGGCCGCCGCAGCCCGCAGGAGACGATCAGCGACGCCATCGCGTCACGGTCCACCGGCATCGCGTCGCGCTCGAACCTCAGATCGGGAGCCGCGCGCGTATGCCACGGCCACCACACCGTCACACCGGCCATCAACGTCGACACGACCGCCGCACCGGCGGACACCCAGGCAGACACATCGATCATGACCCGAACCCTACCACCGAAAGGAGCATCACGATGACCCCGCGCCATGAAAAGTACGTGCTGCGCCAACGCCTGACCGACGAACAGCGCACGGCCCTCCAAGCCGCCACCGGCGTGGACGTCTCACACGACGCAACAGGAAGCGCCGGGACGATACCCGGATTGATCCGACGCCTGCTCCATCCGTCGCGGTGAGCACCAATGACCAACCTACCAAGGAGCCGGCAATGACGATGCCTTCCCGCCCCGCATGGTGCCCTCCCGCCACATGGGAGCAATACCGCCGGGCCGCCACCAGCCACCGATACCAGGGCGCATCCGGACGGGCCCGGCTCGCCGCCGAATACGGGCTCCCCGTCATCCCGCCCACCATCCTCAGCATCCAAGGAGACCCATCATGCCACTGACAGCCGAAGGCGTGCGCATCCCCGCCAACCAGGTACCCCTATGGGAACGCAAGACACTGACCCTGGTCGAGGCCGCCAAGGTATGGAACGTCGACTACGACGGCCTATGCCTGGCCGCCCGCCGCCACGACCTCGTGACCTTCCGGCCCCCGAACCGAGACGGCAACCCCGGCTGGCGCCACGTCACCCAGGAGGAGATGCGCCGCTGGATCCGCTCCCTACCCTCCGACTGAACGGCGCCGTATGGAAGACGTCTACTGTCCTCAGCATCCAAGGAGACCCGTCATGAAGACCATCATCCGCCGATACCCGGCCCTGACCGGGCTCGCCTGCGGCGTCCTGCTCGCAATCTCGTTCCTGCTCGCGGTCGCGTGGCTCCTGACCCACGAGGCGTGCGCCCACCCGATCGGCTCGGGCCTGTGCGCCTGGTGGGCGTTCATGGAATGCCCGCTCTGCCTGCTCGCCCTGTGCGAGACGCTCGCACGCTGACACGCACACCCTAGGGCCGTTGCCAGGCAGGCCCCGGCGGATCGCACGCTCGGGCGTGCGGCGAGCCCGGGCCCCGGTTCGATTCCGGGGCGGTCCACGAGGGGAGCGCGTCAACGCCACCGCCCGGCTGTGTCCCGCCGTGAGGTGGCTGGACCGGGCTGACGCAGGACCCGTTCATGCGACCGCGCGGACCGATGCGACGCGAGCCGGCATTTTCCTGGCCGACGATGACCGTCCCAGCGCGCTCCCCACCATCCCCCGCAAACCCAACCAACTGAAAGGAAACCCAACATGGACAAGACGGCCATGAGGCGGCGTCTCGCCGAGAAGCTCTGCGAGGACCTGCCGCGCCTGCAGCTGAACGATCTGAACGACACCGGTCTCATCATGCGCACGCTCGACACCGCGCTCGAGGAGACCGCGCTGGAACTCACCGACCTGATCGACGACGAGGACGAGGAGGACGAGGAGCCGCCGACCCCGGAGGACGTCCTGCTCAGGACCACGGTCGTCACCGCGGTCTGCTACAGGCAGGCCACCGCGGTCGCATTGGACGCGATGAACGCCGGCATGCGCACGGTCGCGAGGAACATGCACGACCTGGCGTCCACGGCCCTGCGGATCCGCGAGACCGCCACCGGGATCAAGGACCTGCAGTGAGCGGCGAGACCACTGTGACGATCGTCGGCAACCTGACCGCCGACCCCGAACTGCGCACCACCGGTAGCGGGGCCAGCGTCGCGAGCTTCACGATCGCGTCGACCCCGCGCAACTACAACCGCCAATCCGGCCAGTACGAGGACGGACAACCGTTGTTCATGCGCTGCTCGGCATGGCGCGACATGGCCGACCACTGCGCCCAGACGCTCGCCAAGGGCATGCGCGTGATCGCCCAGGGCCGACTCCAGCAGCGCACGTACCAGGCGCAGGACGGCACGCCCCGCACCGTCATGGAGATGCAGGTCGACGAGATCGGCCCATCCCTGCGCTACGCGACCGCCCGCGTCGACCGTGTGGCGTCCGGACGTCCCGCCGGGCCGCCGGCGACCTTCGGCGCGCCGTCCGACCCGTTCAACCAACCAGCCCCCGGCCCCGATCCGTGGGACAACCCCGGAATCTGACGAAAGGAATCGATCATGCCTCGTAGGAGCAATGAGGAACTCTCCGACCTGTGCCAGGCCGCGTGGCGCGACCTGACCGCGTCCGAACGCGCCTCCGCCAAGAAGTTCGCGGCGAAGAACGCGGACGATGCGGCCCTGACCATGGACGCCGAGCATCTCGTCAACGAACAGCCCCAACTGTCGCTGGATCAGGCGTACCGGTGCGCGTCCCGTCTGGATCTGCACGCGGCCATGCCGGGCGATACCCCCGAACCCACCCCCGAACCGGCCGAGGGGGCGGCGGATGAGTCCGTTCGTCAGCCTGTCGACGAGCCGGTCCCGCAGCCGGAGCCCGTCGTCGAACCAGCGCCGGCCGTGGCCCCGGACGTCGTGCCGGGCCTGTCGGGGTGGATGGCGGCGCCGCCGCAGGGCGACCCGCGTCTGGGCGAGCACGACCGTATGGCGATGATGCTGCGCTCCCATCCCGGCCTGTGGCACACCGTGGGCGGCGCGCACCTGACCCTCAAGCGCGCGCACGACCTGGCGTCCCACATCCGCACGGGCCGCATCAAGGCGTACAGGCCGGCGGGATCCTATGCGGCGCGGGCGGTGACGACCGGCGGCGTCCACGTGGTCGTCGCGAGCTATGCGGGGGAGGAGTCGTGACGGTGACGGCCCGCATGGGCGGGGTCCTCGTGGGCATCCTGCATGGCGACAGGAGCCGGTCGGACGCGGACGTGTACCTGGAGTGTCAGGCGCATGGTCTGATCCAGCCGGACATGGACGGCGTGTGGGGTCTGACCGAGGAGGGGACGCGGATCGCGCGTCTTCTGTCCAGGCCGTCGCATGGGCGTCACCGCCGATGATCGTCCGCCTGACGCTGCATCTGCTGGCGCCGGCGGGTCCGGTCGTCCATGAGCGTCTGATCGTGGACGGCCGGCCGGCGTCGCTGTCTCCCGCGGTCTCGCCCATGGCGTTGGCCGCGGTCCTTGAGCAATTGGACGACTCCGTGGTCGTCCGTCATATCGATATCGAAAGGGAAGCATCATGAGTCGATTCGTGGAGAACATGGCCCGTCATGTGCATAGCCGTCGCATGGTCGAGCAGGACATGGGCTGGCTGGAGGAGTTCCGCGACGACCCGGACTGGCCGCAGGGCGCCGTGGAGCCGGTGCGCGTGTGGCGCAGCCGTGATTTCCAGGCGATGCTGTTCATCGACCGGGACAACGGCATGCGTCGTCTGGCGGTCACCCGTGTGGAGTTCGACAAGTACACCGGCGAGTACCGGGACGGGATCACGTGGGACGACCTGCAGAAGGTCAAGAACGAGACCGTGGGCGAGGATTGTTGGGCGGTGGAGTGCTATCCGCCCGAACGGTTCTTGCAGAACGTCGCGAACATGCGTCACTTGTGGATTCTGGACGGGGAGCCGCGCTTCGGCTGGAAGCAGCCCGTGTGCATGTTCGATGAATCCGATCCGGATTACGAGGATGATTACGACGATGCGCCTCCTCATGGGGACGTGCCGGTCCTGGGTGGCTCGGTCGGGCAGGTCTTCATCGGCGGTGAATCATGAGCGCACTGCTGGCCGGTACCGCGATGCGGACCAAGGTCGGGGACCGTAGCGCCAAGCAGGTGCTGGAGCATTTGTGCAATTACGCGGACGAGAACGACAGGGCGTGGCCCAGCGTGTCCACGCTCGCCGACGAATGCGAATGCTCTCCCAGCACTGTCCAGCGTGCGCTGCGCTACCTCGAAGACGCCGGACTCCTCGAACGCGACACGGAATACGGCACCCGCTACGGTGCCGACCGAAGCCCCTACGTGTACCACATCACCATCGCCGACGCCGAGAAGATCATCTACACCCATCAGAGGGCGAAGACCAAGAAGGCGAACCGAGCCCGCGCTCGCAAAAAGCGGGGTAGCACCAGTGACACCCCGCGGGGTATCGCCACTGCAACCCCGCGGGGTAGCACCCACGACCATGACGGGGTAGCACACATGACACCCCGCGGGGTAGCACCCACGCACGAACGGGGTAGCACCAGTGACACCCAAACATACATAGAACATTCATTAAGAACATCCAGAGAGAGTACGCGCGCGAAAACCACGACCATTGACGCCCAAACCAACCCTCGCCGACAGGCGCTCGCCGACCTCACCCCCGACCCGACCCACCGGGCGCTCGCCGACCGGCTCGGCCTCGACCTCGACAGCGAGCTGGAGAAGTTCCGGGACCGGTGCCTGGCCGACGGTCGCCTGCCGGCAGACCCGGCCGCCGCATTGCGGCTCTGGCTGCGCCGCGGCCGCGAGCTCGGCCTCGGCACCACGCCGGGGGAGGAGCCGGGCGACGAGCTGACCCGCCGGGCGAGACGGCTGGTCGAGACCAGCACGATCCTCAAACGCCGCCAGCCAGACAGGGCCTCACGGATGCGCTGGGTGCCCGCGGTCCGCCGCCTGCTGGCCGAGGGACGCGAGGCCGTGGACGTGGTCGGCCTGATCTCCTCCGGTGACCCGGACGAGCTCGCCGCGATCGGCCTGGACCTCGACGACATCGACCGAATCGCCTGACCGGCCCACAGAACGCCGAACAAACCCCAACCACTACCCGTATGGGCAAAGCCCATGAAACCCGCGCACAGGCCCGGCTGGACCCCAAAACGGGGCATGTGCGCCCGAACCCACCGAAAGGAAACCACCATGGACAACCAGACCATCGACATCCCGACCCTCGGGAGTGCGACCGACCGGCCCCGTGAGGCGATGCCCCCGTCAACCCCCGTTCCGGCCGACGGACTGCCGCTCGACCCGCCGACCCCGCCCGAGCCTCGGCATCTGCTGCTGTGGGTCGACGTCGAGACCGACGACATCGACCCGGACGAATGCGCGATCCTCGAACTCGGCCTGCGCGTGACCGACCTGACCGGCTTCGACATGCTGGATTCGCTGCGCGAGACGCTCCACCAGGATCGGCTCGACCTGAACCCCGGCACCCTGACCGCGGTTCGCATGCACGTCGCCAACGGGCTGCTCGGCGAATCGCTCAACGGCGGCGTGGAGGCACGGTACGTAGGCGCGATGGCGGCGAAGATCATCGACTGCGCGCTCGCCCTGGGCGTGCTCCACCCGGCCGGCACGAACCCCCAGTTCGACCTGACCTGTCTGCGCAGGATCCTGCGGGCCGGGATCGGCGAGGACATGACCTCCAAGCTCATGGCGCGCCTGTCGTACCGGCGCGTGGACATGACCTGCATGCGCCTCGCCAGCCAGGCCGCGGGCGGCGACCCGTGGGCGGGAAGCGCGGGCGCGCACCGGGTCGAGGACTGCCTCGACCGCGACATCCGCCAATGGCAGCGCCTGTGGCCGCTCCTCGAAGGCTTCGACTGGACCGGGGAGGCGGAATGAGCACGAATCCGGATCTGGGCACGCGCGAGACCGTGGCCCGACGCGACGCCTACCGCTGCGTGCGATGCGGCCAGCCCGCCGACGCCGCGTGGGACGGGCACAGCATCCACCACCGGCGCCTGCGCTCCCACCCATGGCCCGGCCTGCACGAGCCCGCGAACCTCATCACCCTGTGCGGGTCCGGAACCACCGGCTGCCACGGCCACGTGCACGCCCACCCCGCCGAGGCCCGGGAGCACGGGTGGATCGTCAGCGCCCACCAGGACCACCCCGAGACCGTGCCGGTCCTGACCGCCAGCCACGGGTGGGTGCTGCTCGACCAAGACGGCGGCTGGATCCCGTGCGACCGGGACGGCCGGCCCACCGGCCTGACCATCGACCAACTCACCCGACTCAAGGCCATGAACTGGCAGGACAGCGACGCCGAATAACCCATGAAAGGAACCATCATGAAGAACCATCGCCATCACACCAACCGCCGTTCGTGGGCGCGCATCAGCCCCTGCACCAACTGCGGCGCCCGGATCCGCCTCGCCCGCACCATCCGAGCCCGGGTCTTCCTGCCCGGCGGGGGACCGCTCCTGTGCCGCATGACCGGCGCCGAATTCCGCTGCACCCGATGCCGCTTCCACTTCGGGGGATTGTCAATCGACACTCCTGCCGATCAGGCCATCATCGGGGCCATCCGCGACTACAACCGCTACGCCAACAACCTCAGGAGGCGTCATGCGTGACTGGACCATCGAGTCGACCATCGGTCTCGTCACGGCGATCGGAGCGGTCGTGGCGGCCGCTCTGCTGGGCGCGCTGATGGGGGTCCTGTTCCCGGTGTCGCCGGCGACTCCCTCCCAGACCACGAGCGTCGAGACCATTAGCACGAACGGGGTGAGCGTGCCGTGTCTGACCGTGCGTGACCGGTCGGGCCGTATCGACGCGATCGACTGCCGGTGGGACAACGCCACCCACACCGGCCCCACCACGGGAAAGGAACACTGAAATGAACACTGAAATCACTGAAACTAACGCTGAAACCGTCACCGTCACCCGCGAGCGCCTGCGTGTGGTGTTCGAGGAGTTGGGTGTGGTTGCGCCGTGTCCTGGGGGTGGGCCGGGTGTTCGGTTCGCTGGTGGTGAGCTGGCTGACTTGGTGATGGCCGGTCTGGTGGGTGGTGGGTTGCCGTATGAGCCTGGCTTGTGGGTGGATCGTGATGGCGAGTTGTGGGTGAGCAATGGTCGTGTCGCTGTTCTGTTGGGGAGTGAGGCGGCTGGGTGGGGTGCGGTGCTTCGCCCGTATCCGATCGATCCGGATGGGCTGGTGGGGGAGTGTGCTCCGTTCACCCGTTTGCGGTCGATGCCCGTGATCGACGGGGAGACCGGTGATGCGGCCGAATGACGTGCATGGGAGTCGGGTGGCGTCGTATGGGCGGCGTCGCCCGGATCCGGTCGTGGGGACGGATGACGGGTTGACCGCGGTGGCGATGTCGATGGTGGATGTGATCGCCGCCTACCGTGCCGGCAGACGGGCCACGGACCCGATCCCGGCGGAGAGGGCGCCGGTCACGGTCGAGACCGGCCCCGAATGCTCCCGCTGCCACGATCCCCTCCGCCGCCGTCCCGAGGACGGGTTGTGCCCGACGTGCCGTCGGCTCGCCCGTCATCCCTCGATCCATTGCCCGGTGTGCGAGCGCGAGACCCGCAAACCGGGCCCATGCCACAAATGCCTCACCTACATCAGGAGACACCAATGACCAATCAGACCAACCAATCCACCAGCCGCGAGCGCCGTTTGCAGTCGATCGCGTGGAGTCGGGGCGTGCGGGAGGGCGTCAGGTGGGCGCAGGGCAGGGCCGACCGTCCGCTGTCCGACCCGTATGAGGACGATCGCGCCGCATGCCCGGTGCAGGATGACGGGATTGTGCCGGAGACCGTGAGCGTCGTCTACGACGCCCCGGACGGCGAGAGGATCGTCCTCGCGCACGCGACCGTGGACCAGTGGGGCCGCTGGCATCCCGCCATCGTCGTGGGCGAGTTCGACATGGGATATCACGGCAGGCTCCTGAGACTCGCATTACGCCGGACGTGCGACGCGATCGTCACCTACATGAGGGACGTCCGATCGACGACTAGCCGATAGGCGAACGGCCGGCGAGCGCCATCATCATCCGGCGGCGCTCGCGGTAAAGCGAAGCCCTCCTCACCCGATATTGGGTTTGGAGGGCCTGGCATGTTCCGAGACAGGATCCTACACCAGAGGAGGGCTTCGTACAAATGTTCGACACCAGCAGTGAGGAAACGTACCGACGTGACCTGGCATCCCTGCGCGCCGGATACGACGCGCTCGACCAGATCGCCCGCAAGCAGGCCCATGTCACCGCCACCACCACGGGACCCGCGGGACGCACCACCGCCCCGGTCCCGCTCAATCTCGGCGCATGGCAGCTCCAGCAGGACATCGTCGCACTCATCGACAACACCGCCAGAGCCGCCCGCATCCCACGCCGCGGACTCACGGTCGAACAACAGATCGGATTCATCCTGCACCGCCTGCCGGCGCTCGCCGAACGGGAAGACATGCCCCTCATCGCGGACCTGACCCATCAGGCCGCCACCCGCCTCGACCAGCTGCTCGACCCGCCGCCCGAAACCAAGATGATCGGCCACTGCCCGACCTGCGGCATCGAGCTGCGCTGCGACCAGCAGGAAATCGACGGAGGCTACACCGAATGCGACCACTGCCACACCACCCACCGCATCAAGGACATCCACCAGGCGACCATCACCAGACTCGCCATCAGCGGCGCCCAAGGCACACCCGCCAGCATCGAACGCCTCCTACGACCATGGGGCATCGCCATCAACCGACGCACCATCTCCAAATGGGGCACCCGCGGCCACATCCACCCCACCAACCACACCCCCAACGGCGACCCCATCTACCTCATCTGGGACGTCTGGCAATGCCTCAACCGCAACACCACCACCCGAACTTGACAAACCACCACTGTCTACGCTAAACCTACTACCATCGTCACAACCATGCGAACATGGCGGTGACACCAACACTTCAACCAACACCCACAACAAACGGCGCTCGCAGTCATCATCCTGCGAGCGCCGTTCTGGTTATCGGCCGGTCTTGTCTTTGCGTGGGCGGCCGCCGCCGACGCCGCGGCCGGGTCGGCTGGCGTTCCACTGGTCGATGGTCTCGGGCTTCCAGCCGCGGGTGCGGCCTATGGTCGCGTCCGGTGCGGGGAGGTTGAGGCTGAGGAGGGCGCCTTGGGTGATGCCGAGGCGTTCGGCGACCTGCTTGACGCCGAGGTATTCAGTCGTCATCGCGGTCCTTCCCGGCCAGATATCCGAGGGTTCCGGCGCATAGGGCGAACACGCCGGCGGGTGCGTCCTGCGATGTGACGGCGATGAGGAACCCGATGGCTCCGAATGCGAGGGAGAGCAGTCCGATTTTGTGTTGCATGGCGGTCATGGCTAGTCTTGGAGCCGGGCCGCCGGTCCTGGATGGTTAGGGAATCCGGGACCGGCGGCCTTTGCTCTATCGCCGCGTCTTGTGGCGGGGCTCGTCGCGCTTGCGGTCCGCGATGATCGCGACGACGATCGTGGCGATGGGCGCAAGCGTCGCTCCGAGGCCCTTGAGGAACTCGCCGGCGGCGTTGAGCAGCTCCGTGACCTGTGCCATGTCTCACCTCCTTCCTGTGTTCCTTGGCTTACATAACTATCATATCTCAACAATGAAAGATATGCAAGTTCGAATATGGCGACACGCCGATGATTCCAACGATTCTCGGAGGCTCTATGGCTAAGAGGCGATGCTCCCGGACCGGTTGCCCGCTGCTCGTGCCGGTCGGCGTGCGCTACTGCGCGGCGCACGCATCGGCGGCGGAGAGGGAGCGGGGTACCCCGGGGGAGAGGGGGTACGGTGCGGCGCACCGGCGCGAACGGAAGCGCTGGGCCGTGCTCGTCGCATCGGGCGCCGCCCCGACATGCCGGTGGTGCGGGCTTCCCGTGCTGCCGTCTCAACGCTGGGACCTCGGACACAGCGACGACCGACGCTCATGGACCGGACCGGAACACAGCTCGTGCAACCGACGCGCCGGACAGGCTTCGAGCGTTCGCATGCGCGAACGCTGGCGATGAGAACGACGAATGAAACCCTTGCGCGGCCTCGCGGCGGACGACGGACGCCGGACGCCGCCGAAACGGCGTGGGCGCACGGCTCGCGGGCCGTCAGGAGAGGGGTGGGGAGGTACCCCGACGGGGCCTGCCCGGAACCGCCGCTGAGGCGACTCGCAGGTTTTCGCGTTTCAAACATTCACGGGAGGGAGGCGATCCGATGCCCAGCGGAGGAGCCCGCGCGAACGCCGGACGCATGCCCGACCCCTCGTCCGAGGCGTTCCAGAGCCGCGCCCAGGGCCTGTTCGCCCTCCCCGCCGCCGGATACAAGCGACCCCACCCCAAGCTCCCGCTGCCCGACTACGAGGTGTGGCGCACCTACAAGGACGACGACGGGATCCACCGCGAACTCGACGCCGAGGCCTCGGAACGCTGGAACCGGCGCGAACGCGAGGTGTGGAACGACCTGTGGCGATACCCCCAGGGATACGCGTGGAGCCGCCCCCAGTACCTCTACCTGCAGCACACCGTCGCCCTCTACGTACGCCAGTACGTGCTGTGCGAGACGAGCGACGCCAGGGCCGCCGACCGCACCACCCTGTGCCGCTACGCCGACGCCATCGGCCTGACCCCGCAGGGCCTGCGCCTCAACGGATGGCGCATCATCGCCGACGAACCGCCCAAACGGCGCAGGACGAGCGCGAAGATCGTCGAGTTCCCCGACCCACGCGACGAATGGGCCTCGCTGCAGCACGACTGACCCGGAAAGGAGCCGCACATGCCCGAACCGACCCGGCCGCCGGCGTCGCTCGGCTTCCTGTTCGCCGCATGGACCCGCGCCCACTGCGTCATCCCCTCCGGATACGACCTCAACAAGCCCTTCGCCCTGGTCGGATGGCAGCTCAGAAACGCCGTCGAATTCTACCGGGTCAAGGACGACGCGACGTTCAACCCGTCACGTCCCGCCCAGGCCGCCGCGTTCGTCTGGCGCCGCGGCCAGATCGTCGGTGGCCAGAAACTCGGCAAATCCCCGTTCGGCGCCGCCGTGGCCTGCTTCGAGGCCGTCGGACCATGCGTGTTCCGCGGCCGCGCCGGCACGGACGACGAATTCCGCTGCGAGGACTGGGGATGCGGATGCGGCTTCACATACCGCTACCGGCCCGGCGAACCCATGGGCATGCCCCGGCGCACCGCGCTCGTCCAGCTCCTCGCCAACAGCGAGGAACAGACCGCCAACGTGTACCGTCCGCTGCAGACCATGGTGCGCAACGGCCGCCTCGACGACCTCATGAAGGTGCGCGAGGGGTTCATCCGCCTGCCCAACGGCGGCAGGATCGACCCCGTCACCGCGTCCGCCCGATCCAAGCTCGGCAACCCCGTCAACTTCGCCCTGTGCGACGAAAGCGGCGTGTACACGCGCCGCAGCGGCATGTTCGAGGTCGCCGACACCGTCCTGCGCGGCGTCACCGGCATGGACGGGCGCATGCTCGAACTGACCAACCCCTGGGACCCCATGGACGCGAGCTTCGGCCAGGCCACCTGGGAGTCGCCCGCCGACGACATCATGCGGTTCTTCCCCCGCCACGACCCCAACCTCGACTTCACCGACCCCGACGACCGGCGCCGGATCCTCGAATTCGTCTACAAGGGCTCCCCATGGGTCAACCTCGACAGCATCGAGGCGACCTGCCGCGAGCTCCTGCCCCGCGACCCCACCCAGGCGCGCCGCTTCTTCGGCTGCGAACTCGTCCAGGGCCTCGGCTCCTACATGCCCGAAGCGCTCTGGGACGACGGCGAGACCGAACGCGACCAGCCCGAGGACGGCACCGAGATCTGCCTGGGATTCGACGGCTCCCAATCCGGCGACTGGAGCGCCATCCGCGCCGAGACCATGGACGGATGGCGGTTCACCCCCACATACGGCGTCGACCGGCGGCCAACCGTCTGGAACCCCGTCGCATGGGAGGGCCGCATCCCCCGAAGCGAGGTCGACGCCGCCGTGAGCGACCTGTTCGCCCACTACCGGGTGCAGCGCTTCTACTGCGACCCCCACCTGTGGGAGTCGCTCATCGACGACTGGTCGCTGCGCTTCGGCGAGGACGTGGTCGTGCAATGGCCCACCAACCGCACCGGCCGCATGTACGACGCGCTCGTGCGCTTCCTGACCGACACCACCGACGGCACCACCACCCACAGCCCCGACCCGACGGCCAAGCTGCACATGATGGCCGCCCGCAAGATCGCCAAACCCGGCGACAAGTACGTGCTCGGCAAGCCGAGCGACAACCAGAAGATAGACATCGCCATGGCCGACATCCTCGCCCACGAGGCCGCCAGCGACATGCGCGCCCTGGGATGGCAGGACGCCGGCGACGCCGTCTACGTCCACGGATGGTAAGGAGGACCATGACCGGACCGCTCACCGCCAGCAGGCTGTCCGACGACGACGCCGGACTCGTCCGATCGCTCGCCTACAGGCTCGCCAGACTGCGCGGCACCCACCGCGAATGGGACGACTACTACCGGGGCGCCCAACGCCTCCAATCCATCGGCATCGCAGTGCCCCCGCAGCTGAGACCCTTCATCTTCCCCCTCAACTGGCCGCGCGTGACCGTCGACACCATCGTCCAACGCCAGCGCGTGCGCTCGTTCAGCATGCCCGACGACGAGACCGCCTCGCGCATGCTGCGCGAGATCTGGGAGGCCAACAACATGGAATCCCAGCAGGTCCTCAACCACACGGAGACCCGCGTCCAGGGCCACGGATTCGTCGCCGTGGGAGCCAACCCCCGCGACCCCGACCACCCCCTGATCACCGTCGAATCCGCGCGCAACATGATCGCCCGCGTCGACCCGCGAGACGGGCGCGTCGAATGCGCGCTGCGCGTCTACGCCGACCAGTTCGCCCCCGGCCTCGCCCCCGAATACGCGACCCTGTACACGCCCGACTACACGCTCTGGCTCGCCAAGGAGCACGGACGGTGGACGCTCACCGACCGCGACGACCACCACCTGGGCCGCACCCCCGTGGTCCAGTTCCTCAACCGGCCGCGCGTGGGCGACTGGCTCGGCGAAAGCGAGATGGCCGACGTGATCCGCCCCACCGACATGGCCGCACGCGCCGTCCTCGACATGCAGATCGCCATGGAGACCCACGCCGTGCCCGGCAAATGGGCCATCGGCGTGAGCGACAACCAGATGATCGACCCCGACACCGGCCGGCCCGCCACCAAGATCCAGCAGTACTTCAACAGCTTCACCACCACGAAGAACAAGGACGCCCGCTTCGGCCAGTTCGCCGCCAGCGACCTGACCAACTTCAAGACCGTCATCGACATGCTCTCCGAACAGGTCAGCGCCGTCACCGGCCTGCCCATGCGCTACTTCGGCCAGAACACGTCCAACCCGGCCGCCGAGGGCGCCATCCGCGCCGACGAGATGCGCCTGGTCAAGAACTGCGAGATGAAGAACGCGGTCGACGGCGACAGCTGGAGCCGAGTCATGGCCATCGCCTACCGGATCCGCACCGGCCGCGACCTCAACGAGAACCTCGTGCGCTGCGACTGGGACGACCCCAACACTCCCACCTACGCGCAGAAATCCGACGCCATCCAGAAGCTCATCGCCGCCGGCGTGCTCTCCCGCGAGGGCGCATGGGACGAACTCGGCTGGAGCGAGGCCCGCAAGGACAAGGAACGCGAATACTTCCGACGCCAAATCGCGGAGACCTACGCCCCGTACCTGAAGGAGGACGCCTATGGGCCCGACGGCGAGCCAGACCTTGCCACCGGAGGCGCGCAGGCAGGCCAGACGGCTCCGCAGGCGCAGTAACCGGCTGGGAATCGAGATCCTGCGCCTGTGGCGCCGCGACGCATCCGACGATCTCGCCGACTCGTTCGCCGCCATGATGCCAGACCTGTTCCAGGCGCTCGACCAAGCCCAATACGACACCGCGGCCGACGCGCTCGCCTCGACCCCGACCATCATGCGCCTCCTCGACGGCACCGTCCCCGACCCCGACTACACGACCGACCCATGGCAGTGGGTCGGCGTCAACGGCAACGGCCGGAACACGCTCGACACCATGTGGAGCGCCGTCACCATCGGCAGACGCGACATCGCCGCTGGCACGCCCACGGACACCGTCCTCGACCGCATCGGCATCACCCTCGTCATGCGCTCGCGCACCATGCTCGCCGACACGCACCGCTCCGCGTCCGCGGTCGCCGCCAGGGCGCGCCGGCCGTACGCGCGCTACGTGCGCTGCCTGACCCCGCCCTCGTGCGCCAGATGCGTGATCCTCGCAGGCAAGCCGTCCGGCGCGGAAGCGTTCCAACGGCACCCGAACTGCGACTGCACCGCCGTATACACCGAGCATCCGGAATCCGGGATGCTCACCGACCCGACCGGCTACCTCAACGGACTGGACGACGAGCAGCTCGCCCGCCTGCTCGGCAGGGCCGACGCGCGCGCCTACCGGGACGGCGCCGACATCTACCAGCTCGTCAACGCGCGCCGCAACGGCATCCGCCGCGCCCAGATCGGCGACGCGCGCATCAAGTACACGCTCGAAGGCACCACCCGGCGCGGCGCCGCCTCGCACCGGATGATCTCATCCGGCTACGCGAAGGACTTCGTCAAACGCGGCGGCCGCTGCACGCGCGCGGACCGGCCGCGCCTCATGCCCGAGACGATCTACGAACGCTGCGCCAACAACCCGCAGAAGGCCAAGGCGATGCTGTACGCCTACGGCTGGATCCGCTAGACCCCCACCCGCGCCGCGACGGCGACGGGCGCTTGCCGAGCGACTCGGCACCCATGAAAGGACACACCATGTTCAAGTTCGACCCCGACCGCAAGCCCTGGTACATGCGCATGCACGCCATCCGCCCCATCGAGGACCCCGCCGCCGCAGGCGGCTCCGACCCGGGCGATCCGAACGGCGGCGACCCGGATCCGGCCGCCCCGGCCGGCCACGACCCGGACGACCCGCTGGGCGAGGGCGGCATGAAGGCCCTCAAGGCCGAACGCGAGACCAACCGGCAGCTCAAGGCCCAGATCGCCCAGCTCGCCGAACAGGTCAAGGCGTTCGAGGACAAGGACAAGACCGAGGCCCAGAAGCAGGCCGAGGCGCTGCAGGCCGCGACGGCCACTGCCGCCGAGGCGACCCTGAAGGCCACCCGATACGAGGTCGCGGCCGCCAAGGGCATCCCGCTCGACGCCGCCGCCCGCCTGCGCGGCGCCACCCGCGAGGAGATGGAGGCCGACGCCGACGACCTGCTCAGGCTCCTCGACCCCGACCGGGGCGAGGGACGCAACCCGGACCCGCCCAAGCCGGACCCGTCGCAGGGCAAGGGCGGCGACCCGCGCCCGTCCAGCCTGGCCGACGCGATCAGCAGACACTACAAGTAAGCAAGAAAGGACCATGACATGGCCATCACCCTCGCCGAGGCGAAGAACAACGCGCTGGAGGACTACGATCCGTTCGTCATCGACGAATTCCGCAAGTCCAGCGCCATCCTCGACACCCTCATCTTCGACGACGCCGTCAACCCCGCCGGCGGCGGCGCCACCCTCACCTACGGATACCGGCGCCTGACCACCCAGGCCACGGCCGAATTCCGCGAACTCAACAAGGAATACACGCCGCAGTCCGTCACCACCAGCAAGCACAGCGTCGACCTCGCCGTGCTCGGCGGCAGCTTCGAGATCGACCGCGTCCTGGCCGACGTCGGCCCGCGCACCAGCGACGCGATCACCCTCAACATCGCCCAGAAGACCAAGGCCGCGACCTGCCAGTTCCAGGACGCCGTCATCAACGGCGACACCGCCGAGAACAAGGCCGCGTTCGACGGCCTCGACAAGGCGCTGACCGGATCCGCCACCGAGATGAAGCCCGCCACCGGCAAGACCTTCGACTGGACCGACCTCGCCCAGGACAAGGGCTTCGCCGCGCTCGACACCCTCGACGAGTTCCTGGGCCTGCTCGACGGCACACCCACCGTCATCGTCGCCAACAAGAAGGCCCTCGCCCGCATCCGCTCCCTCGTCCGCCGCACCAGCATGTACGTGCGCGAACCCATCGCGGACCTCGTCGGCCAGAACGGACGCCCCATCGACCGCGAGACCTACGGCGGCATCACCTTCGCCGATGCAGGAGAGAAGGCCGGCAGCAACGACCCGATCATCCCCGTCGGCTCTGACGGCACCACCGACATCTACGCCTACCGCGTCGGCCTCGACGGCTTCCACGGCGTCACCACCACCGGCAGCCAGCTCGTACGCACCTGGCTGCCCGACTTCACCCAGGCCGGCGCCGTCAAGAAGGGCGAGGTCGAACTCGGCCCCGTCGCCGTGGCCCTCAAGGCCACCAAGGCTGCCGCCGTCCTCCGAGGCGTGAAGGTCCAGTGATGACCTACCGCATCGACGCACCCAACCGGCAGTACACCGGCCAGGTCGCCGGCATCGCCTTCCGCAACGGCACCGCCGACGGCCTGACCGACGTCCCCGACTACTTCCGCCGCCACACCGGCTACACCATCACCGACACCACCCCGGAACCGGACGAAAACCCGGAACCGGAGACGGAACCGGCCGAGAAACCGGCCGCACGGAAACCACGGAAGACCACGACCACCGACCACGACTGACAGGAAGGAGGACGCGCATGGCCTACGCGACCACACTCGACGTCGCCGACGAACTCGGCCACGACATCCAGGACAACACCCCGGAATCCCGGCAGATCACCAAATGGATCGAACGCGCCGAACGCACCATCCGCCTGCGCGTCCCCATCCTCGACCAATGGTGCACCGACCCCGACTACCTCGCCACCGTCATCGACATCGAATCCGCGGCAGTCGCCCGAAAAGCCCTCAACCCCGAAGGCATCCGCACCATCATGACCCAGATCGACGACGCCAACCTCCAGAAAACCATCGACACCACCCGCTCCACCGGCGAAATCACCATCCTCGACACCGAATGGGAACTCCTCATGCGCACACCCGCCAGCGAATTCGGCACACTCACCGCCCAGACCGACCCACAACCCATCCCATACCCCCACTACCCACCCGCCTACTGACCCCACCATGACCACCATGACACCCCTCACCGCCACACTCCCCGAACTCCAGGCGCTCGCCGAATCGCTGATGCGCGACGAGTTCCTCATCACCCGCCCCACGGGCCTGTCCGACACCGACCCGGACACCGGCGTCTCCACGCCGCGGCATGAGACCGTCTACCGGGGGAGGGGCAAGCTGCAGACCAGCGGCGGCATCGCCGGCGACCAGACCGGCACGTCCGACAGGTCCGGCGGCATCGGCGGACAGGTCAGCGAATGGACCCTCTACCTGCACGTGCCGATAAGCGCCACAGGGCTGCGCGAACACGACCTCGCCGAATGCATCCGGTCCCGTGACCCCGACCTCGTCGGACGCCGGTTCCGCCTGGTGAACATGCAGTCGGAGAAGACGTACGCGACCGCACGACGCTGGAACGTGCGCGAGATACCCAACCCATGGAAGGACACATGATGGGCATGATCAGAGTCGACGCGAAGGCGCTGACGGCGCTCAACGAGCGGATCGCCAGGATCGCGACGCGCGCCAACCCCACCGTCACCGCCGTGATCAAACGCGGCGCCCAGAACATCAAGACCGCCGTCAAGAAGGACCTGAACACGTCCTCCAACCAGAAGTTCAGGAACATCCCCGTCTCCTACGAGATGCGCCCGTCCCTCCTGCACATCGAGGCCGACATCGCACCCCGGCGAGGCGGCAACGGCAACCTCGCGCCCATCGCGTTCTGGGGATCCTACAAGGGACACCCCGACCACAGGTTCTACGAGCACGGCGAGGACGAGTTCCCCAACACGTGCGAACACATCCGACAGGCGGTGAGGAAGGATTGGCTGTGAACGCCAACGAAGCCGCCCGGCGCGTCATGGCCCTGAAGCCCGCCCTGGACGGGTGGCGCGTGTACGAGCACACGGCCCACGGCGGCGCGCCCCCGTGGATCGTGCTCGGCGTCGACCAGACCGGCTGCGACGTCAACGAGGCCGTGAACGTGACCAGCCGACGGTTCACACTCACCGCCCGCATCGTCGGACACGACGCGCAGGGCGTGAACATCGTGTGCGACAGGCTGCAGGACGCGTTCGACGGCCGACACCCCGACGGCATGGGCGCGCTCGTCCCGTACTCGGACTCCGGCGTGTACGCGTCAGAGCTGACGGACCCCGAAACCAGCCAGCAGTACCCGATGCGCGTCCTCACCTGGCGCTTCGGGGAATGAGAGACCAGCCCGCCACGGCGGGACCACGACAACATAAGGAGCGACAATGCCCAACAACGTGACCGCGCACCTCGAAGACGGGCGCGTCAAGACCGTCTTCGTCCAGACCATCAAGGACATGGCCAAGCCCACCGTGGCCGAACTCACGGCCGACGTGCTCGACCTGTCCTACTGGCTCACCGCCGACGGATGGAAGCTCGACCACAGCCAGGACATGATCGACGACGACCGCGAGGGCGCCGCCGCGGTCGGCCAGATCCCCGGCCAGGAGAAATACGAGAACGGCACCCTGCAGGTCATCGACAACGTCAACATCGGCATCGGATCCACCAAGGAGACCAACGAGGCCATCGAGAAGCTGACCGCCGGCACCCAGGGCTACATCGTGCGCCGCCGCGGCCTGCCCACGGACGACGCGTTCGCCGAAGGCCAGACCGTCAGCGTTTTCAAGGTGACCATCGGCATCAAGACGCCGGTCGCCCACGCCGCCAACCAGCGCCAGATGAGCACCATCAGCTTCTCCGCCGCCCCGGGCTCCCAGGACGAGACCGCCACCGTCACCGCCGGCAAGTGACACCGGGCGCGCCGCGGAACCCCCGCGGCGCGCCGCCATGACCACCACAGCATGAAAAGGAACCCCGCATGGAACTGAAAGTCTCCACGCCGACCGCACGGGTCGGCATCGTCACCGACCTGACCGCGCTGCGCGACTCGATCGACCTGACCAACCGCATCACCACGCTGGACGAACCCGCCCAGGACATGACCGAACACGAGACGGCCGCCCTGGCACGCGAACGCGAGAACCTCCTCGAATCACTCGCGCAGACCGTGCAGGCCGTGGAGGCCAGCACGATCACCCTCACCCTCAAGGGCCTGAAATCCAACGAATGGAACCAGATCGTCACCCGCTGCACGACCACCGCCGACGGACGCCAGACCCGCGACCTCGCCCGACTCGCCCTCCTCGCCGTCCCGCGCATGGTCCAGAACGTCACCGACGCGAACGGCACCATGGTCGACACGGACGAGACCGCCATCACCACACTCGTGGACAGCCTCACCGACACGCAGACCGCCGAACTCCTCACCACCGTCCAGGAGCTCAACACGCCCGTCTCCTCACTCCCAAAAGAGACTCTGACCCTGCTCTCGTCGACGACCTGACCCGCGCACTGCGCACCCGACCCGACCTGCTGGCCGAACTGAGGTGCGCCAAAGGCCTGGGCATCAGCCTCAAACGATTCCACGGATGGACCCCCACCATCGAGGACCCCGTCGAATGGGACGACACGGAACAGGCATGGATGCTCGCCCTCCAAGCCTACGAAAGCCAGGTATGCCCGCTGTGCGGCATGCACACCTCCACCTGCCACGACGAGGAGAGCGTGACCAGCCTCTACCGGACCGGACGCGTGGAGGTCTGCTTCGCCACCCAAATGCGCAACCGCGCCATCCAGGAATTCGAATCGTCCGGCACCGTCCCCGACGACATGCGCGGCGCCGTCACCACCACGCTCACCCCCAGACCACCCGCCACATGAGAGGAACCGCATGGCCGGACTGAACGAGAACATCATGATCCGCCTCATGGCGGACACCACCAACTACACGACCAAGATGCGGGCCGCATCCGCACAGGCCACCAAACTCAGCACGGCCCTCGAAACCCCCATGAGCACCGGAGAACGCGTCGGCGCCACCCTCACCAAGGTCGGCATGGCCGCCGGCGCCCTCTCCACCGCCATCGGCGTCGCCGCCGTCGCCACCTTCGCCGAATTCGACGCCGCCATGAGCACCGTCCAAGCCAACACCGGCGCCAGCGCCGACGAAATGGACAGCCTCCGCCAGGCGGCCATCGACGCCGGCGCCAACACCGTCTACAGCGCGAGCGAAGCCGCCGACGCCATCAACGAACTCGGCAAAGCAGGCATGAGCACCACCGACATCCTCTCCGGCGGCCTCACCGGGGCCCTCGACCTCGCCGCCTCGGACGGCATGCAGGTCTCCGAAGCCGCCGAACTCATGAGCTCGGCCATGGCCCAGTTCAACCTCACCGGAAGCGACGCCGGAAAAGTCGCCGACGCACTCGCCGCCGGCGCCGGCAAAGCCCAAGGCAGCGCCCGCGACCTCGGCTACGCACTCCAACAATCCGGCATGGTCGCCAACAGCTTCGGCATCGGCATGCAGGAAACCGTCGGAACCCTCACCGCCTTCGCCAACGCCGGCATGATCGGCTCCGACGCCGGCACCAGCCTCAAAACCATGCTCATCGCCCTCGCCAACCCCAGCACCAAAGCCTCCGGACTCATGGAAGAACTCGGCATCCACGCATCCAACGCCCAAGGAGACTTCGTCGGCCTCGCCGACCTCGCCGGCCAACTCCAAACCCAAATGGGAGGACTCACCCAGGAACAACGCAACCAGGCGCTCGCCACGATCTTCGGATCCGACGCGATCCGCGCCGCCAACGTGCTGTACAAGGAAGGCGCCGACGGCATCGACGAATGGACCAAGGCCGTCGACGAAAGCGGATACGCCGCAGCCCAGGCGGCCGCCAAGAACGACAACCTCAAGGGCGACATCGAGAACCTGACCGGATCCGTCGAATCGATGCTCATCACCATCGGCAGCGGCGCCAACGGCCCGCTGCGCTCCATCGTCCAGACCGTGGACAAGGCCGTCGACGCGTTCAGCTCCCTGCCGGCCCCCGTCCAACAGTCCGCCATCGGACTCGGCATGCTCGCCGGCGCCCTCACCCTCGCCCACAAGCAGTTCGGACCCATGTCCGAAAGCTCCAGCAAGGTCGCCAAAGGCATGTCCGCCCTCCTCGACCCGATGCAGTACCTCCAACGCGCCGCCCCCGGCGTCACCACCGGCGTCCAAAGCATCGCCAGCGCGTTCAAGGGCTCCGGCGCGCAGATCGAACTGTTCGGCACCAGCATGTCCCGCACCACCGCCATCGGCGAAGGCTTCAAAAGCATCGGCAGCGGCCTCCTGTCCATGCTCGGCGGCCCCTGGGGCATCACCATCGGCCTCGCCGGCGCGGCACTCATGACCTTCGCCAGCAAGGCACAACAGGCACAGCAACGAGCCGACAGCCTCAAAACAGCACTCGAAACCACCGGAAACGCCACCGACCAAATCATCGACAACCTCAGAAATGCCCCAATCGACGGCTCCGTAATCATCCCCGACTTCATCGAACAGGCCATCTACGGATACAAAACACTCGGCGAACTCCTCGACGACGTCGGCATCAAAATGTCCGACATGGCGCTCGCCGCGCAGGGCAACTCCGATGCCATGAGCCGGGTTACCGCCGTCACGGACGACATGGTCGCCAAAGGTGGCAATCAGGCCGAACTCGCAGGCATCATCATCAGTTATCTGAAGGAGGAGAAGGCCAATTACGAGGAGGTCTCGGAGGAGGCACAGAAGAAGGCGGAGGCGCTCGACGAGGTCGCCCATGCCACCGGCGAGGCCGGCGACGCCACCGAAGCCTACGCCACGGCTGCTGAGGAGGCGGCGACCGCCGACGATATCCTGGCCGACAGTTTCGGGGCGACCACGGACGGCATCAGCGACCAGGCCGCGGCCCTGGGCGAGGTCATCGACGCGATGAACACCTACTACGGGTTCTCGCTCAACGAGTCCGACGCGCTCATCTCCATGCACGACGCGTTCGACAAGGCGACCGAATCCATCCAGAAGAACGGTGCGACGCTGGACATCAACAGCGAGAAGGGACGCGCGAACCAAAGCGCGCTCAACGACATCGCCAAGACCGCCATGAAGGCCGCCCAGGCGCAGGCCGAGAACGGCGCGAGCATGGACGACATCAACTCCACCCTCGACCTGTCGCGCGAGAAGTACATCGCCGCGGCGCAGGCCATGGGCATGACCCCGGAAGCGGCCTCCGAGGCCGCCACTGCCGCGGGCCTGACCAAGGAGAAATTCGACCAGCTCGCGACCAGCGTCGAGAGCGTCACCGGCGACCATAGCATCAACCTCAACGTCGACACCGGTCTCGCCGAAGGCCAGCTGCAGTCGCTCGGCGTCACCGTCGAGACGCTGCCGGACGGGACCATCCGCATCGGAGGCGACAACACCGACGCGGTCGCGGCCATCGCCGAAGTCAACGGCCTGCCCGTCGACGAGAAGAGCGGCACCGTCACCCTGGACTCGTCCCAGTACGACATCGCCCTCGCCATCGCGAACGGAGCGACCATCGACGAGAAGACCGGATACCTGAAAGGCGACGGATCCGAGATGCTCACGGCCATCGCCGAGGTCAACGGGTGGACGATCGATGAGAAGACGGGAGTCATCAGCGGCGACGACGGGCCGTTCAAGGCCACGACGAAAGCCGTCGAAAACCGCAAGATCGCCGGCAAGACCGTGAAGGTCGACGCCGACGCCTCCGGATTCTGGGGCACCGTCAACAACATCCTCGGCCGTGTCTTCAAGGTCAACGTGGGCGCCGACGGCAAGGCCAGCGGCGGCATCATCGGATACGCGGCCGGCGGGCTCATGGGACGCGACGGCATCCCCCGATACGCGTCCGGAGGACTGAGCGGACTCCTGGGCGGCATCGGTTCCAAGATCTCCGACTCGAACCTCATCTGGGCCTCGCGTGGCGAGTACATGATGAAGGCGCGGGCCGTCGACCACTACGGCGTCGGATTCATGGACTCGGTGAACTCGATGCGCTACCGGCCAGACGAGGGTGTGCAATACATGCCGGCACCGGTCCTTACCGCATCGGCCGACACGGCGGTCATCCAATCCAACGAGGCCGTCGTCGCCGAACTGCGCGCCTTCCGCGCCGAAATCGGCCCCATCATCGCCGCATACGCGCCCACCATCGGCAAACGCGACTTCCAACGACTCACCAAGGAGGTCCTCCGGCAGTGAAAACCTTCATCTACGCCAGCCCGTCCGGGGCTGTCCTCGACCTGAACGACCCGGACGGGCTGCTCGTCGGACAGATCACGGAACTGCGCACCCGCATCTGGGACACGACCCTCTCCTACCGGAGCCTGAACGCCACGCGCCCCGCCCGCACTGCGAAGATCACCGCCATCAGCCGGTCAAAAACCGCGCTGGACACGGCCGACAGAATCTTCGACGCGGACCTGCGCGCCTACCTCGAGGACCAGGCTCCGCCCGCCCTGCTCGACGTGGACGGATGGCGGCAGAACGCGCTCGTCATGCAGACGGAGCCCGACTACGTCAGCCCGCAGCTGACCCGTGTCGAACTCACCGTCGCGCTGCTCGACGGCGTCTGGCACAAGCCCGCCACCAGCAGCTGGTACCGGAACACGGCACGATACTCGGACGGCAAGGGCTACCCATACGGCTACGAGTACGACTACATGCCGACACGCGCTGTCGGAACGTTGACCAACGCGTCCGCACTGCCGTCCCGCGCCAAGATCACCGTCTACGGGCCCGCGGCCACGCCGACCATCACCATCGGGGACAACAAGATCGTCGCCGACGTGACCGTGCCCTCGGGCGGATACCTCGTCATCGACGGCACCGGCACGCCCCGCACGGCCACGCTCGTCGCCGCCAACGGCGACCGGCAAAACGCCTTCGCCAAACTCCACCGCGACCAGACCGCCGGCGAATACGCGTTCGCCGCCATCCCGCCCGGCGACAGCCTCGTGAGCTGGGACGAAAGCTTCGGCTTCGACCTCGAATGGTGGGAGGAAAGGACCGGACTGCCATGGACCTGATCTGGACCGACCCGTCCGGCGTCCCGCAGGGCGAGCTCTCCGGCGTGACCATGGACATGCAGTACGGCGACGAAGGCAACGACTTTGAGCTCACGCACGCCACCACCGGCGCCGCTCTCACGGACGGATGCCTCGTCGGCGTGGAGGACACCGAAATCGGCGGACGCGTGGACGGCCTGCGCGTGGACGTCAGCGACGGTCACACGCAGACCACCATCACCGGGCGCACATGGCACGGCATCCTCGCCGCCAAAATCGTCCAACCCGACGCGGGCGCCGATCGGCTCACCGTGTCCGGCGACGCGAACACCATCATCCGCACCATCATCGGCCGTGTCGGCCTCGCCGGGACTTTCACCACACCCACCACGGCCAGCGGCATCACCATCAAATCGCACGCATTCCGCCGCTACATCAGCGTCTGGGACGGGCTGCGCATGATGCTCTCCGCAGTCGGGGCGCGCCTTGACCTGCGCTACCGGGACGGCCGATGCTCCATCCGAGCCGTCACCGCAGCCACCTACGGGGGCGCGGACGGCGACCGGCGAGTCGACTTCACCGCCACCCGCGCGTGGACGCAGGTCAACCACATCATCGGCCTCGGCAAGGGCGAACTGCGCAACCGCGCCGTCTCGCACTGGTACGCCGACGCGAACGGCGCCATCAGCCAGAAACAGACCCTCACCGGCGCGCGCGAGATCACCCAGACGTACGAGCTCACCACGGTCGAGGGGCAGGAGCTGTCCGACCAGACCCGCGACAAACTCAAGGAGCTCTGGACACAGGGACAGGTCGAACTCACCATCCCCGACGACATCGGACTGCACATCGACGACCACGTCCGCGCCTACGACCCCGTCTCCGGCGTCGACGTGGACAGTCCCATCGTGCGCATCACCGTCAAGATCGCCAACGGCACACCCGCCATCGCCTACGAGGCCGGCGCATACGACTGGCCCGACGACCAGGCCTGAAAGAAAGGACTCATCATGCCGAAATACGAAGGTATCACCCAATACGAGTGCGACCGGACCGGCTGCCCCGTCAAGGAATACGTGTCACCCAACGAGACCCTCTCGGCCGACTGGCACGACATGACCCGCATCGACCGCGCAGGCAACGAGAAGAAATTCCTCCTGTGCGGCACCGACTACCGCGACTACCAGACGCTCGCCGAGAACCAGGACAAGGACTTCGACGCCTGGATGCAGCAGGGAGGCAAGTGATGTCCATCATCCTCGTCACCGGATCCAAGGGCGGCGGACAACCCCACGTGACCAGCGCCATGGACGGCATCATGCACGCCGGCACGCTCGGCACCGGCGGATATCTGCTCAAGACCCGCAAATGGGCCAGCAAGCCCGTCGCCAAGGACTCCAACCACATCACCATCCCCGCATGGGACCTCATCCTCGAAGGCCGGCAGATGATGATCGACTCCGCGACCGACGTGACCATCCAATCCGGCAGCCAGGGCATGAAGCGCGCCGACCTCATCGTTGCCCGCTACGCGTTGGATCCGACCACCGGCGTGGAGACCAGCTCCCTCGTCGCGCTGAAGGGCACCGCCACCAGCGGCACCCCCAAGGACCCGGCATACAATACGGGCAGCATCATCGGCGGCGCCATCGTCTCCGACCTGCCACTGTGCCGGGTCAACCTCGACGGCATCAACATCACCGGCATCGACACCCTCGTCAACGTCCTCGCTCCTCTGAGCGAAGTGTGGGATTCCCTAACCCTCTCTGATTGGAAGACCGTCTCGTCCGCGCCCTCGTACTCTCTTGACGTGCGTCGCATGGGACATCTGGTCATGATGCGAGTGAGCAGCACCTACGCGTCAGGCGCATCATGGGGCACCGGGCCGCTGGGTACCCTGCCGGAGGAGTTCCGGCCGGACCGGGAGCTTGAGTTCCCGTGGTCCGGCCGTGACAATGGCTCCTGCCGGCGTGTGCTCGTCCAGAAGACCGGCGCCGTCACCTACCAGAATTTGGGCGGCTCACAGAATGACGGTGGGTGGGCGGTCAACGGCATGTGGTTCGTCTGACGGTCATTGCCACACGGCCACCCACGAGACCCGGACTGGGTTCTTCGGGACCCACTGGCCCGTGATCAGGTTACGGATCCTGATCTGCGCGTGGTTGGCTGCGGCCTCCCATACGACCGCGTCGACGTTCTGGGCCTTGTTCTCGTTCCACGGTCCGATGCCGGCCAGCATCATGGTCGGCGCTTTACCGGTCGGCGAGTCGTATCCGATCAGGAGCACGCCGTTCTCGTTGGTGCTGCCGACATGGAACCCCACGCGGATCTGTGTGGGCAGGTGGGTTAGGGAATCCCTCAGCCGATCAGTGCCCTCTCGAACAGTCGCTGCGCGTCGCGCAGTGCCGTGATGTCGGGGCGCAGATAGTACTGGGCGGTGGTCTTGATGTCCGAGTGTCCGAGCATACGCGACACGACGGCGATGTCGGCCCCGGCCGTCAACGCGTTCGTCGCCCACGAATGCCGCAGGTTCCGCGCGGGAACGTGCGGCAGGCCATGTCGGCGGCACCACGATGCGTAGGCGTGTGCCGCCTGCGGTGGCGTGAGCGTCCCGATGAGCCGGCCTCCCTCACGTGGTCGGAGCTCACGCAGCCGGTTGACCGCGAACCGCGGCAGCGGGAGCGTGCGACGGCTCAATTCGGTCTTCGGCTCGACCACGCTCTCGTGCCCGGACACCCATTGAAGACCTCGCTCGATATGGATGACGCCACGCCGCAGGTCGACGTCACGCCATTCGAGCCCGTACCCCTCCTCAGTGCGCAGCCCGCAGGAGATTGCGCAAATCAGCCAGGATTCCAGCTCGTGCCCGTAGAATCCGCGCAGCAGGTCGCGTGTCTGCCGGACAGTCAGCAGTCGCGGCTCGTACCTGTGGCGCTGGGGCAGGGCGACCTCGCGGCGGGTGATGTCATGGTCGAGCAGGCCCCAGCGGATGGCGCGCCGCAGCATCGCGCGCAGGAGCGACCATGCCTTGCGGGCCGCTCCCGGCCGGTCGAAACCGGCCAGCCATCCGTCGACCAGCGCGACGCTGATCGCGTCCAGGTCCATCGCGCCGAACGCGGGCTCCACGTGGAGCCGCCATGCGCTCTCGTAGCCGACCACGGTGCTCTCACGCAGCGCCTCGTCGCAATAGGGGCGGAAACGGTCCGCCCAGAAATCCTCCAACAGCATCAATCAGTCCTCCTGAATCCCACACGCCCGCACGGCCGGTCCGTGCGGATCCGCGTGTGGGTTTCCATCGAAACAGACCAGAGGTAATCATGACTCTCGTGCATTTCAATCTGACGGATCCGCAGGGCGTACCCCTGTCTGGCGCGGTCGCGTGCGTGCCGACCCGTCGCGTGACGGTCGGCTCGGCCGTCCGTCTGCCGATCCCGGTGACCATCCAGCTGACGGATGGCGAGGCGACGGTGGACCTGCTGCCGTCAGACACGCAGTGGGTGTGGCGTGTGAGCGAGCTGGTGTCCAAGGGCATGGTGCGTTACGTGGCCTTGCCTGACGAGACCATGGTGGAGTACGCGTCGCTTGAGGATATCGACCCGGCGACGCTCGACGTGGACAGCGCGACACTCGCCGCGTGGGAGCAGACCACACGGCAGGCCCAAGCAGCCCTCGACGGCATCCGCGGCGTGGGCGAGAGCGTCGAGCGCGCGGAGAGCGCGGCGTCCGGCGCGGAGCAGGCGCTGGAGACGGCGAAGAGCTTCGACCTGACCGTCGGCACTGTGCGCGTCACCGACAGCGTGGACGAGGCCGGCGCGAGCCTTCACGGCGACTGGCCGGCCAAGACGCTCGACATGGTGATTCCCCGCGGACCCAAGGGAGAGCAGGGAGAGTCTGGCGAGCGTGGCGTGGAGGGACCGCAGGGGCCGCGCGGCGAGGCCGGTGCGCCCTTCGGCATCGCCAAGGTCTACGGCTCGATGGACGCCATGAAGGCCGACCATGACAACCCCGATATCCCGCTCGGCTCGTTCGTCTGCATCACCACCGACTCGATCGAGGACACGGAGAACGCGACGCTCTGGGTCAAGTCGAGCACGGAGTGGACCTTCATCACGGACATGTCGGGCGCGACCGGTCTGCAAGGCCCTCAGGGACCGCAGGGCATCCAAGGCCCAGATGGCGATAAGGGCGACCCCGGTCGTCAGGGAGATCAGGGCGACCCGGGTCTGGCCGCGACCATCCACGTCGGCACCGTCACCACGCTGGCTCCCGGAGAATCGGCCACGGTCACGAACAGCGGTAACGCGTCCGATGCTGTGCTCAACTTCGCCATCCCGAAGGGTGAGAAAGGTGATCAGGGCGACCCGGGTCAAAATGGAAAGGACGGCATCCAGCTCCACTACTCCGACACCCTCGAAGAGGGCATCGCATGGAGTAAGGAACACCCCGATGACTTCGTCGCCGTACTGGAGGAGGTGAGTACGTCGTGACACTGCTTCATGATGGCAGGCGCGTGGATGTCGTGTGTCTGCGAGGACGTACCGTGGACGTATGTGCTCAGGGACGCGTGGTCGTGCCGGCTCACCGGCTGACCGTCCAACCCAGCACCCGCGGGTATGGTGTGACGGACCTGTTCGACCGAGGGCGGCACGTCGCCACGCAAATCCTCTCATATCCGCTGATGCTCTCCAACGGCGTGTATGACACGTATCCGATACCCCAGAACGAGTCTGCCGGTACGAGGACGTTTCTTGACGGCGGAGGGATGCAGTTAGACGCCGTGTACTCGATATACGGGTTGAAGTGTGGTCAGGCATCGAAGTGGTCTTCTGCCTCCGCTTGGGCGGGAGTGGACAAGGTCACAGTATTCTGCGTTTTCGAACTCCTGACGGAAATCGACCCGACTATCGCGCATCCCGTCATAACGGCGGGGTGGAACAACGGAGGCAACAAGGTTCAACAGACGGTGGAGGAAATCGACCTGTCCAAGCCGGGCTATTACACCGCTGTCCGCGAGTTCGATGTCGTCCATAACACCAGCAACATGATGCTATCGTTCTCGACGAGGTTCGCGAACGATAAATCCAAGCGCCCGAGCGTATGGCGCATCTGGGCGCAGGGCGTCATCCCCAGCGACGAATATGCGGCGATGCGCGCGTGCGGCGTCGAGTGCTTCGGACCGCAGGGCATCCGCAGAATAGGGGGTGTTCCTATGTTTTTGTCAACTCTGTAG